CCATCAAAACCAAATCCAGAACCAAGCCCATCTGAACCACCAAACATACCACCACTAACACCACCAATAGCGGCTGCTTTTAGAGGGTCTCTACCTTGAGCTAAAGCTAATGCTGCACCTATTCCCATTCCTGCTAATACTGGAGCACCCATTATTTACCCCCACCTGATGAAGTTGTAGTTTGATTAACTGGAGCTGGAGCTCCATATGCTGCTGACAAGTAAGACTCTAGCTTACTGTAAGGTTTATTTTGCTCAAACTCAAATCTACTAATATCTGCATTTAAAGCATCTTTAGCATACTGCTCTTGTGTTTGACCAATTTTAGCCAATTGATTTATGTCTGAATAATCTGCCATAGCCATTTGTGGTGCTTGTGCTATTGCAGCATCTTGTCTTGCTCTTTCTGCACCAAAGTTACTGTAAGCTAATTCTGCTGCTCTATTAGTCAAAGCGTTTGCTAGGTTTTCTGATGCTTGTGATTCCAACTCACCCATAGCACCTGAACCATATCTACCAGAAGCTGCTGTTCTGCTACCAATATCTCTAATAGCTTTGTTAAATTCTGTAACAGCAGGTTTAGCCGCACTTGCCATCATTGCAGAAAAGTATGGGTTACCTGCTGATAATCTGTCGCCTTGTATTGTGCTTAACTGTTGTGCTTGAGCTGCTGGTACTAATGGACTACCAGTTCTTGCTCTATCACTTGCTAAACCTAATGCTTCTGTTGTAGTTGCTGATGCTGGAACATAAGTTGCATCTGGGTAATATTCTGGAGAATCAGCTCTGTATAAATTTTTAGCTTCTCCTAATCCATAGGTTATGTATGGCAAGATAGCAGGGTCAATATTTTGATTAGTTGTTTGTGTTTGACCACCACCACCACCTTTGTATTCACGCAATCCAGTAACAGGATTAATTGTGCCTGAACCTCCATGTGCTTTTAGAAGATTAGCTTCCCATGTATTAACATGAGCAAGTTCAGTATCTCCCTCTCTACCTAGTTTGCCTAAATCTTTTGCTAACCAGTTATATAACCATATTTTTAACTTAATCATTCTAGTTTCAACTCCATTAATTGATATTTTTTTTCGTAACCATATAGCCTGTTCCATAATCTAGCTATACTCTCAAATTTAGTAGACCCCTGTATTGCAGTTCCACCATTATGTTTGACCCACTGTTTAAATTGCTCAAACCCTGCTTTGGTGTTTTTACCACCTATATAAGTTATATAAGCCACCCTGTCGTTAGGATAGTTAATCCATTGAACAGTGAGTGCTACATAGCACTTATCTTCTTTCATTACTAATAGTAATTGTTGCTGACCTTGTGTAACTAGCAGTTTTAACTGACCTGCTGTAAATTCGTTATTACCTTTGTCTAATGCTTTTTGTAATAAAGGTTCTGCAAGATACCAAAATCTTTGCACTTGATTCGTAGGCACTACATAGAGTTTCATAAAATTTATCCAACAATGATATAATCCAATTCTACATCACTATGTCCATGATTTCTATGACCTATTACAAAACTGCCTTTGGCTTTTGTTTTGATATAAATGTGGTCTGTCTCTCCTGCTGCATTTGCACTTCTAGGTGAAAACACAATAATTGAATCAAAACCTGCTCTTTCATTATTAACTGTAGTTTCTGTTCCAGATGTATTTAAAATAACAGTACCACTATTGTTGGTCTTGCCATTCATAGCGTTATTAACTACTTCTGCAACTGCTCTAGGGTCACCACCTTGATACGGAAGTGTACGATACATTCTAGGCATTATCTATTGCCTTGTGGTTTTATATCTACATCTACTGCCATAGCTGTTGTCCAGCTACCTGTAGGCTGCACATTAAATCTATGATACCTACCTGCACTCCTTAAGCTACATCTGCCTTCTGATGTAGCAGGAACAAATGCACTAAATCCAATAGTATCATCTAACTCTCTACGACTAGCTACGGCAACCTGTGCTGTGCCATTGTCTATTTGTGGTCTGGCTAGTGTAGCTACAGAGTTATAGCCAATCTCTACATCCGTTGTAATTAATTGTGGTGTTATAGACTCGCCTGTAAATACTGCAATTTTGCTTTCTCTTGCACCTGCAAATAAAAACTTACCACCTATAAACAATCGTGAATCTAGTGATGCAGGCATAGTGTCTATGTCTGTATAGCCTAAAGAAGATTCTAAAGTTTCTAATGTCTCTCCTAATGTAGCAATAGTACCTACAACATCTGATGTTGTTTCAGCTCTTGACCATTTTTCTAACTGCCAATTATAAATAATTATTCTTCTGTTACCATCTACATCTGCGTAATTCCATACTACAAGATTTTTAACAGGGTCTATAGCAACACTTATTGTATTTATTTGTGTTAAATCTACTCTACTAAAAAACCACCTATCTACTTTCTCTAATCCTATATTAGTAACTGTTTGACCATCTGTTGAGTAAAATCCATCATCTGCTATAAAGAAAGTAATGTTTCCATACCTAGCAACAGAGTTACCTTCCAAACAACCTAATCCATTTGAGATAGTATCAAATTGCCAGAAAAGAGGACTACCTACATAAGAACAACGAACTACAGATTTCTCTAACAACACAACACCAAACTCACCACCTGTAATAGCTTGAACATTACCACCATCAGGAATTATTTGAAAGTCACTTTGACTTGTAGCACCAGATACCCAGTCAGTTTCATCATTAATATCTGACCATTGCACCTTGTCTGGTTCTGTTCCACCTAACAAATTTCCTGCAAAAACAAAATCACGAATTACAGCAATGTCTTTAGCTATAGGAGCTGCTGCTGCTACATCTGCAAATGTACTTGATACACCTATAGTCCATGCTTGTATTTTTTGCGTATCGTTACAAGCTAATACAACATTACCAAATTGTTCAAACTTCCATGTGCCATTACCACCATATCCACCTACTTTAGATACATCATTTAAGTTAAGTGTTGCAATATCTAGTTTAAACAGCTTTGTAGCACCACCTGCAAATACCTCTACATTAGCACCAAACTTTGCTACAAATATATTGTTAATATTTTCACTAGCAGAATTAGAAAAATCTTCTGCACTAGGAAAAGCACCATAACCAATACCAACAGGAAATACATTTTTAGCATCATTTAAACTACCTGCGTTTGCTGGTTGGTCTGGTAGCCAATCTGTAAATTGTAATCTTTTTGTTGTCATATTATAGTTTCATTATGTATGCAAGAGCATAGTAAGGAGGTAAGTTAGCATTAGTTGAAGATGACCCAGCAGCAGATGTACTTCCAGACATACTATGAGCATGGTTTCCAATATCACTAGACAAAGCTCTGTTAGCTCTTGACCCTGTTGCTCCACCTCTATAATCAGAGTTTCCTAAACCACCTGCTGATGCCCATGTAAATGTTTGAGTGTTACTTGTGAATGCACTAGATGATGTATTTGAACTGGTTACATAATGGTTATGAGAACCAGCAGCACCTGTAGACCCTGAAAAGGTATGACTATGGCTTGGTAAAGTTGCATTTGCACTACCACCAGTAGCATTTACTGCATAAGTGCTTCCTGCCCCTACTACAAATCTATCTCTTAAATCAGGAGTTCCTGATGAACCATCACATAATGCCCAACCACTAGGTATAGTTCCTGTAGAACCTGACCATAACATTATCATACCTGTTACAAAAGCATCACCCCAAGTAGGAGTTGCTGCTGAACCACTAGAAACTAAAACTTGCCCTGATGTTCCTGTTGCTCCATCTAATGTAAGACCTCCAGTAACGGCTAATGTACCTGCTGCTGTAATTGTTCCTGTGCTAGTCCAACCATCACCACTAGAACCATCCTGCCAATCTTTAATTTGTGCCATTGTTTCACGAATAGCATTATTAATTGTGCTAGGTGGGCATCCCTCATTTATGTTAATTGAGTTTATGTCAGTATTATTTGCTGCAACACTGTCCCATTGCGATACTTTAGTTATTTCC